GGCATATTGCGGCGAAGGCCTTCATTCTCACCAGGAACGGTCTGCGTGTGGGCCAAATTAAACTTCTTATCACAAATCGTATACCAATTGTTAGTGTTAACGGGCTGAAGCATCATGTCCATAGGACCCATAGCGTTTGCTCCAGAAACTCCGTCACCAATATTATCTCCGGCATTAGTTAAAAACAAAGAACTTCCTGGCTCCAGGCTTGTACCCGACGGGTTAAGTGCACGTTTGGCTTTGAAAACCATCACGCGAAAACTTGTTGGACCTGGACGGCCTGAAACTGCTGAATGATCCATCTGAATAGTCAAATTAGCGGTAGTACCTTTCAACCAAATAAACTGACCATCTCGGTTCGCCTTACCGTCTCCCTGGTTTGCGAGAAATCCTCCAACGGGGTTATATCCACTCATAGAAGTTACCGGTGTTTGACCTGTCACCCATTTGACGGAAGAAATTGCTCCACCTCCGAGGACTGCTTGGGGTTGGATCCACTCTTGCTCTCGCAAGGCGATGACTTTGGATTCTGCCATCCCTCGAATAGAACGGGCAACCGCCACATTGAGACGATTAGCAGTACGACTGTAAGCAAAGCGCGCGGGTTTCCTTTGGTAGACTGTAGAACTAGCCTTCCGAACGTACTTGCGGTATCCAACCTTCTTACGGTAACCGGAGGTTCGGCGTTTTGGACGGGAGTAAGAGGTCCCTCCATATCTGCGTTTTCCCGCCATTTTTTTAAATTTGATTTATTACGTAATAAAATAAGTCAATTAATACTCAAGCGTCACTAATGTTCGAAAAAAAAAATGTAAAGTTTAGCCAAATCGTAAAAAAAAATATATGCACTTTTTATTCAATTTTACATTACATAGAAGTGGTGGGGTAATACTGGAACCCACCACTGTAAAAAATGGCGCCCCGTGGGGACGCAATTACCGATAAAAAATATCGTGCGACAGACTTCTGCTTCACATCCTACGAAAAAAATCCGCCATGCGGAGAAAGCCGACAAGTAACCTACCTCGTTTACCAACGGGAAGCCGGGAACGAAACACACCGGGAACACTGGCAAGGCTATGTTGAATTCAACAACGGAAAAAGCTTCACGTCCGTACAAAAATGCCTGAAGATTGGAAAAGCTCACGTGGAAAAAAGAAAAGGAACTCGCTCAGAAGCAGCCGACTACTGCATGAAAGAAGATACTCGCTTAGAAGACACTACGTTCACCGAACAGGGAGTTCGCAAAGACGACGCCGAACAGGGCAAGCGCAATGACCTGCTGAACGTGGCCAACATGATCAAAGACAAAAAACGAGTAAGAGAAGTTGCACTCGAATATCCGGTGGAATACATAAAATATCACAGAGGGATTGAAAAACTACGTCTCTTCCAAATCGAACCGAGAAATGAAACATGTGATATCACAGTACTCTACGGAGGAACTGGCGTAGGCAAATCGAGAAAAGCACGGGAACTTTGTCCAGATGCATACGTTTGGGGACCTGAACAGGGTAAATGGTTTGATGCGTATGACGGTGAGGATGAATGCATCTTTGAGGAATTCCGTGGCCAACTGCCGTTTGGAATGCTACTACGTCTACTTGACAGATACGACTGCCGGGTTGAAGTAAAAGGCGGATCTATACAATTCCGTGCTACAAAAATTATCATTACTTCACCAATACACCCAAAGGAATGGTACAAGACATTTGAAAATGACAGCGATAAGATCGATCAATTAATTAGGAGAATAACTAAAATAGAGGAGTTAAAATAAATCTAATATAACCGAGGTAACTCGCCCTGCGGGCTAATAGAGGTAATGCTCGCTGCGCTCGAATGCCAACGCTGCGCGGCTCAGCATTTCAAACTCATATGTCAACTTAATTATACATCATTGAACGTAGTAGTCCCGCGTAGAGAAGCGCTCCATCCTAGCGGTAGGTCAGCAGTTATAGTGGGCGACTGGTTAGGGTAGAAGGCGTAAATAGCAATCGCGAAGCGGTAGTTGTAATCTGTTGGCTCGTTGGACCCGAGGTCGTACCTGGCTTTGGTCTGGTGCTTTAAACTCAAGCGAATGTTCTTGTAACTGGGCATATTGCGGCGAAGGCCTTCATTCTCACCAGGAACGGTCTGCGTGTGGGCCAAATTAAACTTCTTATCACAAATCGTATACCAATTGTTAGTGTTAACGGGCTGAAGCATCATGTCCA